ATCAGACACTGGATCAGAAGAAAATTGACAGAATCATGGAAAAGATCGGCAGCGGCCGCGAATACAGGCGGATGGAGATCCGCGTAAAAGCGGAGGAAGAGCAGAAGGAGAAAAGGGTGGAAGGTTATGCCTGCACCTTTAACGAGCCTTATGAGCTCTACAACTGGGGTGATTATATTGTCAGAGAACAGATCGACCCTGCCGCTTTTGACGAAGCCGACATGTCCGATGTGATCATGCAGTATGACCACCAGGGCCGGGTTTTTGCCAGAAACAGCAACGGGACACTGGAGCTGTCCACAGATGAACACGGCCTGCACATGGAAGCGGATCTCAGTGGTACGGAGATTGGCCGCCAGCTCTATGAAGAGATCAAGGGCGGTTATACCACCAAAATGTCTTTCGGCTTTACTGTTGAGGAAGACAAGAGAGAGATTACAGAAAACAGAGAGCTTAACAGGATTGAAGTCCTGAGGACCATCACAAAGGTCCGCAAGCTGTATGACGTTTCGGCGGTATCTCTGCCGGCGAACGACGGAACGGAAATCAGTGCTCGTAGCTGGGCAGACGGAGTGATCAGTCAGCTGGAAGCGGAGAGACTTCAGAGCATTGCGATACAGGAAGCCAGGGCCAAAGCACTGGCGGCCATAAACAAATACAACAAGGAGGTTCCCAATGACTAAGGGCATGGAACGCCTCAAAGAGATCGAGGCAAGAAGAGCGGAACTGACCAAAGAGGCAGAATCCGCAGATGTAACTGAGACCCGCCTGGCGGAGATCACAACAGAGGCAGAAAGCCTCAACAAAGAGGAAATGGAGGTACGTGCGAAGATGGCACTTGAGGTGAAGAACACCACTCCCGTGGCAACTCCCGAAGTGGAGTCCAAAGCAGATGAATTCATGAGGACCGGCCACATGACCATTGAGACCAGAGCGCTCCTGGCATCCGGCACGATCGCAAAGCCCACAAAGGTCGGCGGCATCAATGGTCTGGCAGCAGTTGCCAGCGACATCGTAGATGATGTCCATTCTTTCCCTCTGGAAGGCAATGGAGCCTGGAAAGCGGCCTATAAGAAAACGAACGCTGTAGCAGCTGATCATACTGAAGGCCAGGCATATGGCGGCACAGGATCCACTTATGACTATGTCGAGATCAATCCTTCCGAGTGGGGAATCCTGGATGAGATTTCCAAGCAGGTCCGCAAGCAGAGCCCTCTGAACTACCAGGGCGCCATCGAGGACGCCGCTGTCTCCGCACTTCGTGACAAGGCTTCTGCAAAGATCCTTGATGCTGTCCTGGCTTCCAGCCTCAAGCAGGCTATCTTCTCCAGAGCACTGGACAAAGATTTCCTGCGCAACACCATTCTGGGCTACCGCCCCATCAAGGGCAAGGGCGCTTGCAAGCTGTACCTGACCCAGACTGATCTGGCTACTCTCGGCGCAGTTCGCGGCACCAACGAGAAGAAAGCTCTGTATGAGATTACTTTCGCGGATGAGACCAACACTTCCGGCACCATCAAGGAAGGCGGCATGGCTGCTTCCTTCAGGATCCTTGACGGCCTGACCAATGGCACTCAGCTGTACGGCCAGCCCGGCACCATCGATATGCCCATGTGGGGCAACTACGAAGTGAACACCGATGAGCACGGTGATTACTTCAAGAGAGGCATGATCGGCATCCTGGGCACCCAGACTGCCGGCGCAGACCTGGTAGCCCTTAACGGCATGCAGGTCATCAAGCAGGCTGCAGAAACCTGATTGAGTAAAGGAGGCCCGGCATGGTAAGCCAGGAATATCTCAATAAAATCAAGTTCGCAGTGCGGACGGTCTCCACGGATGCAAACGTGCTCCAGGAGATAACGGATATCATCGAAGAGTGCCGGGCGGATATGATCAACAAGGGCGTGAGCAGAGAGATCGCGCATGACGAAACCGATTATTCTGTTCTCGGATGTGTGCGATCCTTTGCCAGGTCCAGGTTTGGCATTGATGCAAATGACATCCAGCTGAACATGGCGGATTACCGCCTGCAGCTGGATGAACTGAGAAAGGCGGTGGCAGAGGATGAGGATACCTGAGACGGCGGTCCTTGTTTCTGCTACCTATACTCTGGATGACCACGGTGTTCGCAGAAAAACGGAACAGCAGAAAACGGTATATGGATACTACGATTCGGTCACTGCATCAGAAATGTTTGAAGGCGGAAGGAACGGGTTAAACCCTTCCTTCCGTTTTTGCATGACGGAACTGGACTATGAAGGCCAGACCGTTCTGATCAGGGGAGAAGAAAGGTATTCAGTATACCGCACATATCGCCCGAACAACGGCACCGTAGAGCTGTACTGCGAACGGAAGGGCGGAACAAATGGCAATCGTTAATACAAGCACGTTCAACTTTGCTGAAGTGGTAGAAAAATACCTGCTTGAATACCACCAGGAATGCGTTAGAGCAATGACTGAATCGGTAAACGAGGTCAGTAAAGAGGCGGTCAAGAAACTGAAGGCTACTTCTCCGGGTAAGGACTATCCGAATAAGTGGGCAAGAAAGATTGAAAAAGGCCGGCTCCAGTACAGCGCCACTGTTCACAGCAAAAAGCCGGGCCTGCCTCACCTTCTGGAGAAGGGCCACGCTAAACGCGGAGGCGGGAGGACAGATCCTATCGTGCATATTGCTCCTGTAGAAGAGTGGGCTATTGACGAGGCGATTGACAGGATCATTGAGAAAATGGAGGCAGCTGTATGACCTACGAAGGAGTATCAGAAATGATTTCAGAAGTAGGCATCCCATATGCCTACTATCAGTTTGAGGACGGCAGCGGTCAGCAGCCGCCCTTTATTGCGTTCTACTACGAGGGTGAAAATGACGTCAGGGCCGATAATATCAATTATCAGCCGGTCCGCCCGCTGACCATAGAGCTCTACACAGATGAAAAAGATTTTGGCCTGGAGATGGCGGTGGAATCCCTTCTGACGGCCAATGACCTGGCATTTTCGAGGGAGGAGACATTTATCGAGTCCGAAAAAATGTACATGGTCACATTCAAAACGGAGGTAATTATCAATGGCTAACAAAATCAAGTATGGCCTTAAAAATTGTCATATTGCGCTTCAGACCGAGACTGATGGAGCTTATACATACGCTACTCCTGTGCGGGTTCCGGGCGCTGTAAGCCTTTCTCTGGAGGCGCAGGGAGAGCTTTCCCAGTTCCATGCAGACGATATCGTCTACTATACATCGAACGGCAACAACGGCTATTCCGGAGATCTGGAGGTAGCACTGATCACTGACTGGCTCAGAGAGAATGTGCTCGGAGAGGAAGCAGATTCCAATGGTGTTCTGGCTGAATACAGCAGGGGAGACGAGGCTATCAAGTTTGCTTTCCTGTTCGAATTCCAGGGAGACGAGAAGGCGATCCGTCACGTGCTGTACAACTGCAGCGCATCCCGCCCTGCTGTGGCTTCCAAGACAAAGGAAGAGAATGTGGAGCCGGAGACAGAAAGTTTGACCATTACAAACACTCCCAGAAGCGACGGACTGGTAAAGGCCAGGACGGGAGATGACACTTCGGATGCAACATATACGGGCTGGTATGGCAATGTATACGTGCCTGCTTCCGCCTGATCAGTAAGGAGGGTTAAGTATGACAGAGCGCACAATCACAATATCTGGTAAAGAAGTAAAGTTCCGGCAGAGCGCGGCGATTCCCCGGATTTATCGCATGCGCTTCGGCCGGGACATTTTCACAGATCTGTCGAACCTGGAAAAGAAGGTGAAGACCAACAAGAACCAGCGCGGCGGATCACAGTTGGATGTGGAATCACTGGAAGTATTCGAAAATGTGGCCTTCATCATGGCCAGGCATGCAGATCCGGAGATTCCTGACAATGTGGATGAATGGCTGGAGCAGTTCGACATTTTCTCCATCTACGAGGTCCTTCCTCAGATTCTTGAAATGTGGAACACCAACATGAAAACGGACATTCAGCCTAAAAAAAAATCAAGGCGTCGGGCCGTGAAATGACAACGGCCCTCTTCCATCTCAGATGTCTGGAGATAGGACTCCCTTTACGGGACCTGGAACTGCTGACTATAGGCATGGTCATTGACATCTGGACGGAATCGCTTAACGACAGGGCAAACAGCTCTGGAGAAACAGTCCGGGAAGCCACGCAGGAAGACTTTGACAGGTTCTAAGGAGCGGCTATGGCGGCAGGAAGAATTAAGGGAATCACCATTGAGATCGGAGGAGATACAACAAAGCTCCAGGCCGCGCTCAAAGACGTAGATTCAAAATTACAGAATACACAGAAAAACTTAAAAGATGTCAATAAACTGCTGAAGTTGGATCCGAAGAATACGGAACTGCTTACGCAGAAGCAGAGACTCCTTGGTGACGAAATACAGGAAACAAAGGTCCGTCTCGGAAGACTGAAAGAGGCGGCGGCCAATGTCACTCCGGATGATATCGGACAGGATAAATATGATGCCCTGCAGAGGGAGATCATTGAGACAGAGCAGAACCTGAAAGATCTTGAAGCACAGGCAAAGAAATCCGCATCCGTGCTTGGATCCCAGATGCAGGCGGCGGGCGAGAAGATCAAAGACGTCGGCAAGAAAGTCACAGATCTGGGAGCGGACCTTACAACAAAGGTCACGCTTCCGCTGGCGGCTGTCGGCGCGGCCGGGGTAAAGTCGTTTGCTGAGGTCGATAAGACAATGCAGCTGACGAATAAGACCATGGGCAATACTGAAGAGCAGGCGCAGATCCTCAACCAGGCCATGAAGGATGCCGCCATGAACAGCACGTTCGGCATGACGGATGCTGCAGAGGCAACGCTTAACTTTGCCCGCGCCGGCCTTGATGCAGAGCAGGCAGCGGCCGCCCTGGCCCCGGCCATGAACCTGGCAGCAGGCGAAGGCGGAGAACTGGATACTGTTTCGGCAGGACTGGTGGCAACCATAAACGGCTTCCACGGCTCTTTTGACGAGGCCGGGCGCTATGCCGACGTTTTTGCTGCGGCATGTAACAACAGTGCTTTGGACGTCAACAGTTTATCCTCTGCCATGTCCGTGGCGGCTCCTGTTTTCTCGGCAGCAGGCTACTCGGTCAACGATGCGGCCTTGTTTATGGGCGTAATGGCAAATAACGGCATAGAGGCGGATAAAGCTGCCAACAGCTTAAAAACCGGCCTTGCAAGGCTGATTTCCCCGGCTAAAGACGGCGCTACGGAGATGGAGAAGCTTGGCCTGTCTGTCACAAATGCGGACGGGACCATGAAGGACAGCGCGCAGATCCAGAAGGAACTGCACGACGCATTCGCACAGCTGTCTGAGGCTGAACAGATTGCGGCTGCAAGCGCCATCTTCGGGAAGAACCAGATGGCCCCGTGGCTGGCGCTGATCAACACGGCCCCGGCCGACGTGAATGAGCTGAATGATTCGCTGGAAAATTGCGCCGGCACAACTGATGAGATGTCCGGAGCAATGATGGACGGATTCGGAGGCTCACTGGAGCAGCTGAAGAGCTCCATTGACGTTCTCGTTACATCGATCGGAGAATCACTTGCGCCGACGATCCAGAAGGTTTCTGACTGCATCCAGGGGCTTGTGGATAAGTTCAATTCACTGTCTCCGGAACAGCAGCAGATGATTGTCCAGATCGGCCTGATCATTGCGGCTCTGGGCCCTGTACTGGTGATTGTAGGTACGCTGATAACGACGATAGGCACCATAGTCGGAGCGATAGGGTCAGTTATCACGGTGATGGCCCCGATTGTGGGGATGATCGCTGGAATCATAAGCAGTATCCAGTCGTTTGCGGGCCTTGTGTCCGTGGTGGTGGCTGTACTGACCGGCCCCGTCGGTATCGTGATGGCCATAGCTGCAGTCGTGGCAGCAGGCATTGCCCTCTGGAAGAACTGGGACACAGTCAAAGCGAAAGCGGCGGAGCTGAAGGCAAAAGTGGTTGAGACCTGGAATACATTCAAGGCCAATACAGTCCAGAAGTTCAATGAGATCAAAGAAAATGTGACAAGCAAGATCGACAGTCTGAAATCTTCGGCTATTGAGAAATTCAACTCACTGAAAGACCAGGCGGCGCAGAAGTTCAACGACCTGAAGAGCAAGATGACCAAGCCAATCGAGGACGCGAAGACCAGTATCAAGGGGATTCTGAACAAGGTGAAGGGGTTCTTCCCTCTGTCCATCGGTAAGATTTTCAGTAATCTGAAGATCCCGCACATCTCCGTAAGCGGTGGCAAGGCGCCTTTCGGAATCGGAGGATTTGGAACAGCTCCGAAGATATCCGTCAGCTGGTACAAGAAGGCAATGGACAACGGCGCTATTTTTACGAATCCGACTATCTTCGGCATGGCGAACGGGAAACTTCTGGGAGCTGGTGACGCAGGAGCAGAGGCGCTGATCGGCGTGAACAGCCTTAAGAACATGATCAAAGATGCCATGTCGGAAGTCGGCGGAACGGATCCGGAAGTCCTCTACTCTGCGGTTAAGGCCGGTATGGAATCCGCAAACGTCGGCATCTACATCGGTGAAAGGCAGTTTGGCCGGATGCTTCAGGGCCAGGGGGTGGCAATGGTATGACGAACATAACCTATACCTCATCAGACGGAACGGTATTCGACTTAATGGCTGATATGTCGTTCCGCCTGAAAAAAGCACAATTCCATAATTTTGAATTTCAGCCGGATGTGACTGCCCTGCAGTTTGGGGAGCGCGTGGAAAGGTGGCGGCAGGGCGCCGCTACCTATGCTGCGCAGATCCTCTTCAAAGGGCCCAGGAGCGCCAGGATGGCCGCTCTGGACACATTCCATAAGGCGATTGAAAGAGATATTATTTGTAAATCCCCAGGTATCCTTACCTGGGGAAATTCTTATATATCCGCATACATCAGATCTTCCGGGACCTATCCGGGAGAAAGCAACGATACAGAGACCTATAACGACGTGGAGATCTATTGCCCTTCCCCGGCCTGGATCACAGAGCAGCACATCATCATAGAGCCGATTGAACAGCAGCAGTCGTTAAGGGAGACGGATATCCAGTATGCTCCGTCATACGGATATGACTACAGTTACATGAAGTTCCAGGATACATCCAAAAATATCTATGTAGACCACTTCGTCCCGTGCGACTTCAAAGCGGCCCTGTACGGCCCTGTGGCGGCCGTGGATATCTCAATGGGCAATTTATCGCTTAAAGTCAATCACGCGGTTCCTGCGGGCGGCAGGATGGTCATAGACACACGTGAGGCGGTTGAGGCAGACCGTCACTGCTATCTTGAAGTGAACGGACAGATACGGAACTGCTTCAATGACCGTGATCCTGAAAGCACACTCCTGGGGAAGATAGAACCGGGATTCAACAGGGTGGTATACGGGCGGACCACACGCCTGGAGCTCACGATCTACAGAGAAAGGAGTGAGCCGGGATGGACAGGCTGATATACCTTGCGCCGGATCTGACAGAGATCGGACCGTGCAGAGCAGATGCGGATTTTGATGTAGGGGCCAAAGGAACGGCATCAAATGACTTCGTGCTGAAAGGAATCCTGCCGGAAGGCATCGGGGGCGTGTACGTCCCAGGAACAGAGTTTGGCGGCATGCTGGAATATCTGCAGACGTCTAACATGAATGATGTGGTGACAAGAAAAGGATTCACGTGGAGGGGCCTTCTTGAACAAGGGGTCATTTTGCCGCCTTCTGGGAGTGACTATAAGATAGTCTCAGGAGAGGCAAATACGGTCATGGCAGGCCTGCTCTCGGGCTTCATGGGCGGCTTTTTCCACGTGTCTGCAGAAGCGTCAGGCATCATCATTGATAACTATAAATTTCCGCTGTACTGCACATACCTTGAAGGACTGACAGGGATGCTGCAGGAGTATGATGCAAAGTTGGTGATCACGGCAGACAAACCGTCTGCCGGCAGCGGACCTGTTGTAACTGTGCAGGCGAAGCCCAGAGTGACGATCGGAGACAAATACAGCGAAGAATATCCAGTTTCTCTGACATATACGGATGACGGGATGGGAATAAACCACCTGATCTGCCTGGGGCAGGGCTCTCTGCAGAGCAGGACGAGAGTAGATCTGTACGTCCAGGAAGACGGCACGATTGGCACACAGCAGTATTACACAGGTTTCAGTGAGCGGACGGAAGTTTACGACTATTCCAGTTCCGAATCAGAATCGAACCTTGTGACCTATGGCAAGCGCCGTCTTCAGGAACGCATGAGCAAGAAAACTCTGGCGCTGAATGATGCTGATGTAGATGGAGATATCGGAGATCTTGTGTATGGATACATGAGAGGGATTTCTACAACGAGCCCGATAACACGGAAGATCCTCACCATTACGGGAGGCATCTGGAAGAGAGAATCCAAGATAGAAGGAGTATAGAAATGGCAAATCTTATAAACGGGAACGGCTACCAGGGTATAACGGCCCAGACGGACGCCGATCTGCTTGCAGGCCTGACCGGAGGCGTGACCGGAATCCTTCCGGTAGGCGCGAAGATGGTGGGCTCCGTGGTATCCAATACACCGCGCATCTCGGACGGTGTGATCCTCACGAAAGAAGGGCGCCGGATCCAGGTGGACAGCGGGTCATTTGATGAATTTACAATTCCTGCCGGCACGGCCGGGGACACGGCATATTACCTGATCGGTTACAAACTTGTAACAGGAGAGGGAGACATTCAGACATGTGAGACATTCGTGCAGGCTTCCACAGCGACGGGAACGATCACGGAAAACACGCTCAAAGGCGGCAGCAGTGAGGTCTATATCTCAGTGTACAGGGTCATTCAGACAGGCCTGGACAATGCTCTCAGTGATTGCCTGCTCCCTGTTTTCGCCCCGCTCTCTGTTGAAGGGGATGACGAAGGTGGCGGAGGCGGAGACGAGCCTGCGGAAGACATTGTTTCCTACACCAAAACATTCAAGGGCCTGTCCGTGACAGTTGATGTTTTCGCCGGAAAGCTGGTATTCGTAAATATCTCCGGCAATACAAATGCTCAGATTGTGACGAAGAGCGCCTGGGAAACGGTCGGGAACTATGCAGCCCAGAACCTTAAGCCTCGGAACCTGGTAGAGGGATATACGGAAGTGAACAGTATACAGTCTCTCAGATATTACTGGGATTCCAACGGAGTGTTCAAGATCGGATTCGGACGGAACACCGCTTCGGGAGCTGCGGAGAACGTGGCGAACGGCTATGTAGTAAACCTGCATTTTGCTTTTGCACTCTAAGGAGGTAAAAGATGCCTGATATTATTACAGTGACAGCGAACTGGGAGACCGGG